TGTAACACTATTAGGGTTTCTATCTATTGTCAAGATTTCATCACCTAATCTAGTTTCTTGTGGGTTAGGCGTTACTTTATCCAACTGCTGTTTAGCAGTAAGATTCATTTTCCTTCTTGGCGCTGTTTCTTGGTTGTATGTAGGGCTATTAGGATTTTGATCAACTGTCAAAATTTCATCGCCTACATTGATAGAAACAGGGTTAGGCGTCGTCATTCTTATTTGTTGATCAGCCGACAACATTAAACTTTTACGCTCTTCTTCCAAACGTTTTTTAGCATCCACCCACGCCGTAGATTTGTTAAAAGCGGGGTTACTGTTACCTCGTGCTACTTCGGCGTCAATAGCTTTTATGCGGTCTTTAAATTTATCAGCAGGTGAAACCGCCGCCAATGCGTTAATTGCTGGAGGTGCCAATGCGTTAGTTGCTTGAGGCGTAACAAGTGGGTTAGACGGCGCGGATTCTCTAATAGGACCAGCACCTTCACCTTGCTGAACAACAGCAGGCGCAACACCAGCGGGTGCTGGGGCGTCTTTTGCGTACGCAGCGTTACCCATTTGATCTTTAATGTCAGCAACGCTTTGCATTGACCCAGCACGTAATTGATCAAAAGTGCCGTTTTGAATGGCTTCATCAATTTTTGCTCGGCCTTGCTCTTTTGTAGAGCCAATGCTATCTAACCAACGACCAAGTATTGGGTCGGCGTGGATTGTTTCATGTAGCCTTATGTATGCTTCTGGCGTGTCGGCTCTAGCGTATGCTTCAGGAAGCATATCTATTTTATTTTTTAGCAGCGCAGTGTTTTTTGTTTGATATTCAAGTTTTGCGTTTTCACCTTCTAAGCGCGATTTTTCAATGCCTGGAATTTGCGACCCTGCACCGCCAGACGCTACTGCACTACGTAATTTTGCGTAGTCAATTTCACCCGTAGCTGGGTTTACCGCACTTGAATACGCTTGGTTAAGCGTGTTTGTTTGCATCTCCGCGCGTTGCGCTGCCGCAAGCTGTTGTTGCGTCAGTTGATTCTGTATGCCAGCGTTTTGCAACTGCTGCATCTTCCCGTATTGAGTAAACGGGTCCGGCAGCGGCTGGAACTGGTAGCCTCGCGCAATAAGTGCGTTTAGATCGGCCATAGTTAACGTACTCCGCCGGGCATAGAACCGTAACTTGGTTGCATTGCATAGCTAGGTGGTCCAACCGCGCCTGAGTCTGAGTACATATAGTTATATCCAGTCTTGGGCTGGCTGGATAGCCAATTGTTAAAGTTTTGTTGGTTTTGGTAACCGCTTGCTGCCGTGTTTATGCCGCCAGCTAACGTGTTAGCCATACCCATGTAGCCAGCAGCTTGGGCGTTGCCTGCGCCTGTGATACCGCCAGCCGCAGCGTTACCCGCTCCAGTAATAAGATTAGCACCGGCGCTGCCGTAATCCCCAGCAGCGGAGCCTTGGTTAGAGGCAGCAGACTGCCCCATAGCCATCAAGTTACCCAAAGGTTGAAGCTGGTTTGATCGGTTTGTTTGATAGCGTTGAAAAGCGTTTTGGTATTCTTGCGATCCCATGTCTTGGCCGTATCGAGTAGCAGCTTTCAAAGCACCGCCAGAAATCAAACCGCCACGGGCGGCTGCGGATCGCTCCAAAGCCTTTTGGCCTTCACCTAGCCGGAACGCATAGCCTGGGTCAGATTGAAAGTCAGACATACCAAAATCACGCCCGTACTTTCCGTAGCCAGCCGCGCCAGCGTTGCCACCAAGGCCAAGGTACTCCATCAAACGATTCTGGCTGGTAAGGCCAGCTTGGCGAAAAGGCTCTTGACCCGCCATCTGCTGGTCAAACATTTGCTTTTTAAGGGCTTGCGCTTCCCGAGCAGACTGTGCTTGGACATTAGCAGCGTTTGTGGCTGCGTCTGCTTGTCTTTCACCGGCTTTATTAGCCCCATAAGCAGCAACGCCGCCGCCTATTACTGCGCCTGTGGCCCCTATTATTGCGGCGGTTACAAATGTCATGACAACACCTCTTGTGATTGATTTTTTAACATATTTCCTGAGCCGTACAAGCTGCTAGGTTCCGGCACCACTAATTCGGCTTCAGCTTCTTCAACAGTTTTTGCCTCAAGAGCATGGAAAGTCATACATAGCGCGTCTGTCACGGCGTAGACCGCCCGCTTAGTGCCGGGCTTGCTCAAAAACAAATGCGGTCCTGTAATCTCTTGCACGCCATCGTCAGACGTTATGGCTACTGTACCCGATACGACAAAATAGAAATGCTCTTTCTTATGCACTGCGCCAACTATCAGCACGGTAGCTGGGCGAAAAACTTCACGGCAATACATTCCACCATGAAAGTAATGCTTTGTGTCAAGTTCGCACTGCGGCATTTTCAGCATTTCAGCCTGCAACGCCAGCACCTTGTCCATGCCCACTAGATCGTTCATGACACTTCCCTCCCGCTAACGCGCATATTGATGGCGCTGGCCGCGCTAGCAATAGTTGAAATGTACGCCGTAGTAGGCAGAATTTGCCCTACTAATTCGGGGAAAGTGTACGTCTCAGAAGCCGCGAGGCTTTTGGTCTTGGTGATCAGATTCTGGTTGCCAGGCGTATCGGAGCCGGTGACTAGGTTGACGCTAATGGTGGCCGTGGACCCGCTGAAATTGGTGGCCGTAAACTTGTCAAGGATTACCGCCGTGATGTTGGACGGCACGATGTACTGCGTCGTCTGAGTATTCTCGACGATTTTGGCAGGAACAAGATTTCGTGCGGTGACTGTCATACAACAACCCAAGTAGAGCCAGTGGAAACCGTGACCGTAACTCCAGTGTTTACAGACACCGGCCCTGCTGACAAGCCGTTATAACCCGCTGCAATTGTATAGCTAGTCGCCACCGTTGTGGCGTTTTGCATGATCCCGTTGTTAGAAATCTGCGTACCAACGCTTAATTCATCCGTTGTAGGGTTGTAATTGTCTGCCAACTGCGATAGGTTGCGGGGTATGCTCATGATTCAATCCATTGGCAAGTTTGTTCATCCCAAGAATAGCGTTTTCCGTTATTGGGAAAAGGCGCGGGCGAAATCCATTGGCAAGTCTGCTCGTCTAATGTCCAGCTTGGGAATGGCTGTAATGGAATAAATGCATCCCTGTCTGGGTCGTAAGTGTACCCAATGCCAGCGTAATTCTTACGAAATGGCGTACCGCCTAGCCGGTGTTCCCCAGCTATGGTGTTATAGCTGGTCTTTTTCCAAACTGTTCCCGTTGTTTCTGCGTAGATAGCCTCGCCATCAAGCGGCTCGTCAACGCCAACGATTACCCGAAGGACAACATTGTTTTCGTCAAGTTCAGCAAAATGTGCCATGATTAAAAAACTATTGGGCCAGTGCCAGCAGTAAATTTGTAAATCTTATAGCCAGATCGAGATGCCGTGTCTGGGGTAGTATTTCCCGCACTTCCGTTACAAGTAAGGCCAGCACTCACGGACGTTAAATTTGCGTATGTATCAGGGTAAGCAATAATTACAACGCCCGATCCACCTGCGCCGCTTTGAGAACTAGCGCCCCCAGCACCTCCTCCGCTACCTGTATTTGCTGCACCAGCAAATCCCGTGGTACTACCACCAGCACCTCCTCCACCTGTACTTGGAGTTCCTGCTCCCGGTGTGGCTCCACCGCCGCCACCGCCACCTGCGTAATAAATCGAAGTACCCATAATTGATGATGTTGAACCAGCCCCACCAGCTCCCCCAGCACTAATTACAGATGTACTTCCTACCGCACCTGATCCACCGCCACCGCCGCCAGAAGTTGCAGCAATACTAGAAGAGAAACCTGTACCGCCGTTAGAGCCTTGACCGCTAGTGCCAGCGCCGCCTGCACTTCCGTCTGATCCACCACCTCCTGATCCACCAGCACCGCCAGCAGGAGTTCCAGCAAAACTACCACCCCTACCGCCTCCAGTAGTAGTGATAGTAGTGCCGCCAACCATGCTTGACGTATTACCTTGATTACCATTGCTTCCTGCGCTTACCGTGCCGCCAGCACCAACAGTTATAGTTATGTTTGAACCAGCAGTAACTGCAAAACTACTTCCTGATAGCTTACCTCCAGCACCGCCACCGCCACCGTAATAGTACGCGCCGCTGCCGCCTCCTGCAATTACTAAATATTCAATAGTTGCAGGTACATTAGAGTACAAAGGCCATGTGCTAGCTTTTAACGCTTGCATTACTTCATTAGAGCGCCAAACTCCAATAGCCGCAGACGACGTATTAGTCGCCGCAGTAGCGGCCATTATTGAGCCTTTGTACCGGCTAGACATTAGGTAATTGCCTCATATGACGCGGTTAATTCAATAGCGGATGCCGTTCCCACAGTCACCACAATAGACTGCGCTTCACCCAAATAAAACGCTGTGCTTTTGTCAGCAACAACAATAGATGCGTTAACTGGCACAGGCACTTGATAAATCAGGCGGTAGTTTGTACCAGCACCAGCCGCTGCGCTGTTGATTGCCACTGTAACGGTAGCTACGGAAGCCGTGACATTTGACGCAACAATGTTGTCAATCTTGTTGACAGTACCCGCAGCAGGCGTAAGTGCAGTCCAAGTCGTAGCAGATGTGGTGCTTGGGATTAGGTAAGACGTAGTGCCATAAATAGACGTTACGTTAACAATATTTGGGTTTGCCATAATTAATATCCAAAAATCATTGCCATTGCAATTGCTTTACCTGTTGTTACGCCGGTTACCGAAGTTGTGATGACCAATGCTTCCACAATGTCACCCACCGCGCAAGCCACATTAAGGGTAAACCCTGTACCGCTGCTGGCGGTGTAATCTGAGCCTGTTAGCAATACGCCGTTGACGTAAATTTGGAGATAGCCCACGGCATAGGTGACCGTAAAAGCCGTTTGCCCAGCCGTAGCTGTAAACGTTGTTCGTGTGTAGGCGCTACCGCCGCCGCTAGATGCAGCCCAAGACGCCGTTGTGCCATTAGACGTTAATACGTAGGTACTAGCGCCAATAGCCAGCCTGGTTGCGCTGTTGGTGCCGTTACCTATGATCAGGTCGCCCGTAGTGGTGACAGGCGACAAAGCATTAAAAGCAGCGGATGCTGTAGTCTGGCCTGTACCGCCGTTAGCAATCGGTAACGCCGTACCCGAATAGGAAATTGCCAGCGTTCCGCTGCTAGTGATGGGCGAGCCAGCAATAGATAGGAACGCCGGAACAGTTGCGGCCACCGAAGTGACGTAAGACAAGGCGGGAATGTCTGCCGTTGTCAGTGAACGGAAGGTGGGCGCTGCGGGGGAGCCAGAAGAAGGACCAGAGAATACGAAATTGGCCGTAGTCGTAGCAGCACCCGTGCCGCCACGGCTTACGGCAAGCTGGCCCGTCCAACCCAAACCCATTGTTGTTGCAGCAATCAATGCCGTGCTAGGTGAGCCGCTTAAGGTCATGGTGACGTTGGTATCGTCAACCTTGTTTAGCGCAGCCGCAGTGACGCCGATAGTAGGTGTCAAACCGCCCGTAGACGTAATTGGGGCCGTAGCACCCACAGAACTGACGTAAGACAGCGCGGGGATGTCGGCGGTAGTTAACGCTCGAAAAGTTGGTGTAGCCGCTGCACCGCTGCTTGGTCCGGCAAATAAGGTGTTGACCGATTGCGTGGTAAGCGTGCCGGTTAACGTTCCGCTGCTAGTAACAGGCGAACCCGATACGGACATGATGGACGGCAACGACAAGGCCACCGAAGTCACATACGATAGTGCGGGAATATCAGCCGTGCCCAAAGCACGGAAAGTAGGTACGCCTGCTGACCCGTTGGGAGCGCCTAAGAAATAGTTTGCCGTCTTGGAGGCATACGGATTCAAAGTGTCGCCATAAGCAGTTGCCAAGCTAATTGCCGGAGTTGCGCCACCGCTAGAAACAACAGGAGATGTTCCCGTCACCGAAGTGACAGTTCCTTGCGGGTTAGCCGCCGTTGTGATGCTGGTCACCCGCCCGTAGGTGTCAACAGTAATCACAGGGATTGCCGTTACCGATCCCGTAGTGCCAGCCGCAATCACGCCGCTTGCTAAATTAATAATTGGTGTAAAGCCACCCGTGCTGGTAATGTTTCCAGATGTGCCGCTAACTGAAGTTACGTAACCCAAGCTAGGTATATCAGCGGTAGCTAAAGCGCGGAAAGTAGGAACGCCAGCCGAGCCGTTAGGCGCTGCCAACACATAGTTAGCCGTCTTTGACGCGTAGGGATTCTGCGTGTCGCCGTAAGATGCAGATAGGCTAATGTCTGGCGTTGCACCGCCCGAAGACGCGACCGGAGACGTGGCGGTTACGCTAGTAACGCTGCCTGTAGCGGTAGAGTTAACCGTTTGGTTAGGCCACGTTCCTGTGATGCTGACGTTAGTACCGGCAACCAGGCTGGGGCTGGACGTTCCAGTACCGCCGCTAGCAACTGCCAATGTGCCGCCCAAAGTGACTGACCCAGTGGTGGACGTTAAAGGTGTTAAGCCAGTAGAGCCTGCGCTAAAAGAATTGACGCCGGAAGTGGACAGTACAACGGTTTTTAAGTTACCCAAGTTGTCAACAACTTGCCAAGCGCTGCCGTGCGTATAAGTCAGCTTCTCGCCAACTAGCAGCGTTGTGCTAATGATCTTGTAGGTGGTGGCCGTGTCTAGTAGCTGGATCGTGACAACTTGTGAGCCGGTGTCAGTATTAAGCACCGTCACCATGTCTATGTCACGGATCGTGGACGCCGCTGGTGCCGAACAGATGGTGACGGCTGTTACGCCGTTAGAATTTGAAAGCTGCGAAGCACCAAGGTAAGTTGCAGCAGTTTGGTCAGAATAAGAAACGACAATCTGCAAAGGCGAAGACACTTGCGCCCCGCCTAGAAACAAGGTCAGTGATCTGTTTACTGTGTCTAGTCTTATCATGATTTATCCATGTGCAGCAGCAAAAGCATAGATGGCGGGTCCAACTGACGCGCCGCCTGCGGACCATGTTGCAGTAGTGCCATTAGACGTTAAAACCAAGCCGTTTGCACCTATTCCTAGTCGAGTCGCGCTATTTGTCCCGTTGCCAATAATTAAGTCGCCGGTAGTAGTGATAGGGGAAAGCGCGTTAAACGCCGACGCTGCCAAGGTTTCGCCCGTCCCGCCTTGGGATATAGGCAACACGCCTTCAAAGCCGCCGGTGCCTGATTGCGGTGGTGGGCCAACTTGTATGTCATCTAGCGAGATTTGGTTACCGCCACCGCCAGCCAAGTTAAACAGGTTAAGAAAAAACCTGTACCACTCACGCGAAATCATGCCCGTGCGAGGGTCAATGAAATCAACCCGTGAGGACGGGATATTCGTGATATTTAGTTGCTCAGGCATTGGTAGATGTCACATAAAGTTGTGCGCCCGTGATTGCTATCTTCACGGGGTCGGTGCCCGATATTTCGTAAACCCTGTCGCGCAGCTTTAGAGTCATGCCAAGGCGGCGGTAGATGGCCCGCTGAAAATAAGCACCAACCTTGCCTACCGAAATAGACCGCTCGTTGGACCAAGTATGCCCGCCATCGTCTGACCAGCGCAAGATCATCTGCGGATCGGAACCTTGGCCTGAGTTGATGCCTACGCCGGTTTCGCAATTGATTTGCAAGGTATGCTGGGCAGAACGTTTTAGGTTGTTGGTTTTAGATGGCAGTGCCCGCCAAGAACGCAACCACTTTTGAATGTCGCCGTTGTCGGCGTATTCTTCCATGTCAAAGGCGTAGATGTTGCCGTTTTCAAAGTCCCCAACAATGATTTCGTTGTTGTAGGACGCCTGGCAGTTAGAACGGTGACGGACAAAATCGCCGTTGTCCCACCCCGCACGCTCGTGCCAGACTTGGGTTGCAACGTCATACACCCAAGTGGTCTGCGCGGCAGGAAAAATCAACACATAAAAGGCGTGGCCGTCTTGCTGGTAGGTGTAGCCTATGGCGTCCGAGATGTCGCCGTACTGCTGGATTTGCCACTCAACGGCATGGGTGGACACCCGCAAGCCGGTGTAGCCGTTTGCCTTGTACACAATACCGCGTCCACGGGCATCAGAACCTAGCCAGAAAAGTCCGTTATCGAGTTTGGCTACCGAGTATGGCGCAGAGCATCCAATCTCATTAAAAGCGCCTTGGATGCGTTGCAACGGGAAGTCAGGCAGGCCAGCGTCGTACCAAACTTCAATTGAGTTTGTGCCAAACAGCCACGCCTCGCGGTGGTCAACAATCAGCGACACCAGTTGGTCAGGATCACCCTCTGCGCTAGCAAAATCCAGCGGGTCTACGGACAGGCCGTCTAGCAATGAAGTCACCCAAACGCGGCTGCTGTTTGGCTCGTTAAATACAAAGTACCCGTCCAAATAGCCTACCTTGACAGCACCAGGAAAGTCAGGATCGGTAATCTGGGCAAATACGTTAGTGGTGGAATTGAAAATGTAACCGTCAGGGTTGCAGGCCACAAATAGCTGCACGCCGTTGTCTGACATTGACACTGGACCCGTGCCGCTAACCGTGCCCAGCAGTGTTAGCTTCCACGCTGAAGTTGTTGCGTACAGGCTTGCTTGGTACAAGCTGTCGCCCGATACCACGTACATATACTCACCCAAAACCCACAGTCCGCGAATTGGGCCTTCGCCAACAGCCACTAACCGGCGCAGGCCAGGGGCGCGGGAAAGAAAACCCGCAGACATACCGCCCTCTGGCACCGCCTCGGGGTACATATTGACCATGCGGTTGTCCGCAGCATTGACGCTGCGGGCGACATAGCTGGCACCAAGGATAGGCGAGTCCATGCCTAATAATTCCCGGCGTAGATGTTAAAGCGCTGGCGGCTTGCCACAATCGCGTAAGGCATTGACATCACATCGTCAGGATTGTTGATGCGTTTCAAGTTGCGCTTGCTGGTCATAGCAATCCGAGAAACTTGTAGGCTAGGCTCAACGCCGAATTCTGGCGCAATCTCGCAAGCCAAATTGTAGGTAAACGCACGCAAATAGCCTGGCGGGAACAGGATTTCTGTTACCAAAGCAGCGGGCTGAGTTAATTCCTCAACCGAAATAAAGTGCCATTCCAAGTCCCGTGTTGGCTTGGGGTATATGTACATATCCACATCAGGATACGTCATGTTGATAAACAGCACTTGCGGATAAGTGGACGTTACCGTCTTGACAGCAATTCCATCATATTGCTGCTGATTGATCATTTTTATGCCAAAACTGACATTGGTGCCTGGATCGCGGTAGTAGGTTGCGTCGTCCAGCAAGATAGGGCGGCTACCTACAAAGTCGCCTGTTGGGCCAAGAGTGCGGTTAATAAAGCCAGCAGGCCAAGTAAATACTTGATCAATGGTGCTAAACACCGACAGCCTCTCGGTGTTCCAGCTATCAATCATCTGATTGAGCGCCATCAAGGCGTCTTGCGACATAGCGGAAGTAGGCGTTTCGCCTTCAGCTAGCACCCCGAGCAATCTTAG